AATAGCTTTATTAATATCTTCTAAGCCATTCTTGTATTCATGTCTCCACAAATACTTAAGTACGTTAGCAGCGTGTGGCGCTGTAGATCCTGCCATGTTTTCTGTCATTGCTTCTATAGCTTCAATGCATTCTATACCGCTATGATTGTAGTGTACTGGATTGTTTACTTGATCGTGATTAAAAGTTGTATCACCAGTTAATGTTATTGTAGGTTCCATTCATGCACTCCCTTTTGTTTTTGACCACTTGTTAAGTGTATACACGTTACCGTCTTTAGTTACAACAGGTTTGTCTTCTTCATCATCTTCCAAAGTCATTAAATAATTTCTATGATCCCTTACTAATTCATATATGTCAGGGTGTTCATTTGCTATATCTAAGAATGCTGACATCATAGTTGCTACATCTACTATCCCATTAATAATAGGTTCAGGTAAGTTGTGTTCAGGTGATATTGCTATTGACACATTTGTATCGCCATCCCATTTACCATCATCTGTGTATTCTACTGGACTTATAACTATTGCTATCTCATCATTATCTAAACTATGACCCATCAGCATTTCCTTTTTGTTTTTAATTCTATCTTCTTAACTATAATCTCTTTACCTTTTTCTTTTAACCAATCTTCAGGTATCACACGATTAGCCCACTGAAACTTATGCTGATCACACCAGTTAAAGTATCTAGACTTTGAACCCTTGTACAACTTAGCTTTTGCATTACTAAAGACAAACCGTATGTCTAACTCAGGATGCTGTCTCTGTATCTCACGATGCTTACGTCTATCCTCACTATCAAATATACCTTTTGTCTCAATAATAATACCGTTGTCTAACACAAAGTCTGGTGTGTAGGTGCGGTAACGTAAATCCTCCCACTCTACTTTCAGTACCTCATATCTGACTTTCTTTTGTGTCTTACGTAAGTACGCAGCAACCTCTTTCTCCAGGCCACTGCGATACCTACCTTTAATGTGCTTCCGCATACTCAGGACTCAACAGTACGTAGTCTACCATTGGTGGTGTCTTTGCTTTAGACATTACAGCAGTACGAGTCTGTAGATTAGGCCAACACTTATGTTTGAATGAACAGAATCCACACTCAGGTCCAAGCTTTAGATTACCAGTAAGCTTACGGAAGTGTGTCTCAGGGATCGCCTCAAAGCAACGCTCAAAAGGTTTATCCTCATTGATGTACTCTACTGTCTCTTCAATCTCTTGCATAACTGTAGGCTCGTCTACGGAGCTTGCATCCACATATTTGAACTCACCGTTAGCCTTGTTGACTACCCACCAACCACCAACGTCTAACTCAGCAGCCTTAGCGTATCCAACAAGCTGAGATATATACCCGAAGCTATCACTCTTAGCTAGACTTTCGAGGTTTACAAACTTGTTCTTGTATGACCAGGGTGAAGCTGACTTAACATCATCTACCTTACCATCAAGTACCATGTCGTACTCACCTTTTATTTCAGTACCATCCTTTAACTTAAGGGTGACACTATCATTGTCTTTGAAGTCTACTTCAGCAGCACGAAGAAGCCCCTTGAACACTGCTTCCACAATGTCTCCTATGATCATGTTAATCAAGAAGTGTGGTGGTAGTGGTGTCTTATCTTCAGGGTCATTCTTCTCAAACCATAGCTGACAAGTAGGACGCCCAATGTTGGACATCCTTAGTCTAAACTTGTCACGAGGCCCACTGCTGAACTGCTTCTCTAATGCAGCCTCAACATCAGAAGCAACTTGCTTACGAATGTCTTCAGCCATACTTGTCTCACCATTAACAGCTTTGCCAAGGTATTCAAAGACAGCTAGTTCAGCAGGGTGATTCATTAGTCTGCCTCTTCTACGTTAACAAACTCTGCCACTATTGCAGCATCATCATCAGAGATAGTGTCCTTGTTCTTCTCAGCCCACTCATTTAAGATATATTCGTTTTGAGTAGTTATGTAAGCTAAGAAGTTGTGCAAGGTTTCCTGATCATCAGGTTTTAACTCTACCTTATCACCTGTATCTAAAGTCATAACGGCAAAGCTATTACCTGTATTTGAGTTAACTAAATTAGCACCAAGCTTAAGTGTACACTGTATAGGTAGTATGTTCTTACGCCCTAATGCATTTACTGCAGAGTCCAAAGACTTAATGCTTGAAGGTGGTACTTCAAAAGAGAAAGGTATATTAGTGATTGCATCCACTACATTACCTGCTTCATCAGTGACACCTGTTGCTGATAACTCACCAAAGAGAATCTTCTTACGCTTGATACTGCGAATCAAATCCTTAGTCTTTTCAGGTACGCTATCCCAATCTTCAATGTAGCCTGATGGTCTACCTAGATTAAATGTACCAACGTTATCTTTAAGGTCACCCTTTAAATCACTAGACATGACTGTCTTCATCATCATCTCTTCTTTGGCATCCCACTTAGACCACTGCTGTCGAATTGCAAAGATACGTACAGTAGGACTAGTTGCGTAAACAACATCATTCTCACCCCTTGTAATCTTGTATGATCCTGACGGTACAACTTCAGTCTTGATAGACTTTCCATTAACATCAATCTCACCCATGATACCAGTGTGCATGAGGTTTACTCTAGGTAAAGCAGCAGTCTTTCTTTCGCCACCACTTTGAGGAGTTACACCTACTGCCTCTGCAAGAGACATACCTAAATCGTTTTGTATAGCTAGTTCTGTATTCATGTTTTACTTACTTCCTTTTAAAGTTAAAGATGGTTAGTTATACCCTAAACATCAACTGTGTCAAGCCAATTCTTTCCTATTTTAGCTTCTAATAATAAAGGCACATTCATTTCTACATCGTATGCGTCTTTTATAACACAGTTTAAATTAGAGTTAATAGTATCCACTATAGTCAAAACTTTTTTTACTTCATCAGGGTGTACATCTATCACCATTGAATCGTGTACCGTATTGACTAGGCATGAATGTAAAGGTTCAAGCAATCGCTCAAACTCTAGTAGTACAACAGGCACGATGTCACCTGTAGCAAATCCTTGAACAGGGTAGTTCTTTATCATAGTGAAGTGTGATACGTTACCATTACTCCTACGAGTCACATCAGGAAACGCATACTGTCTACCACTTACATTAGTTATCTTGAGAAACCTCATGGCTTCATCACCTAACTTCTTGTGCCACTTAGCTACACCTTTGTACTTCTCATTAAAGTGTTTGTAGTAGGCGGCTACAGCCTTTGATCTACCATACCCTGTAGCCCCGAAGAGTGGGGCGAAGGTATGCTCCTTTGCTGCCTGGCGCTTTGTAGGCTGTCCTGCATCACTGATAACCTTTGCAGTGTAGGAGTGCACATCAAACCCTGTATCTATCTCCTGCATGGCTGTGCTGTCCTGTGAGAGGAATGCAGCAACTCGAAACTCCAATTGAGCAAAGTCACATTCCATTATCTGTCCACCCTCCCATCGTGATATGAACACACGCTTCACTGGGAATGTTCCTCCTCTTGGCATGTTTTGCATGTTGGGATTTCGTCCAGAAAATCTACCTGTACTGGTAACACTTTGGGTAAGGTTAACGTGAAGGAATCCGTTTGGCTTGGTGAATATATTGATACCATCCACGAAGCTACTAAGGTAACTACTAATAGCAGAGAGGCGCTTAAGATCAGTAAGAAAACCAAGAGCAGAATCCATGCGCTTACTTGTAGCGGTAGCCATAAGGCTTTCAAGATTGCCCTTACTAGTACTGAAACCATTTGCGCTTATCCATTTTTTGCTTGGTGCAGAGAAACACAGCCCTGCTATTTGTTTTGTTTGTGTTAGAAGGTAGCCTCTACCCTCACACTTCTTACATATGTTTGGTATCTTGTACAGTGTGCCATCTTTTCTCGTCCTCCAAACTCTACCACCGCCATTACAGCTAGTACAAGTAGATGCTTTAGTCTTTCTAATGATAGAACTGTTTGCTTCTATTGCTTCTTCAAACTCCTTCTTTGTTTCAGTATAGTCAAACAAGTCAGCCCATTCTTTCTTGTTGTGTATACGTCTACTGAATATAACTTGAGATGCTTGCTCAGGACTGTTAAGGTTGATAGGTGTGTCACCCATAAGATCACGAGTCTTGCGCTGTAGCCTATCTTCTATCTCAGCTTTCTCTTTCTCAAACTCTAGTCGGACTTGCTGAAGGGCACTTCTGTCCACACGGATTCCTGACATATACATTCTGGTGAGGGCTTTACAGGTACGGAAGGTAATGTCTCTGACGTTATGTAAGGACTCTGCTTCTGGCTTGGCGTAGTCTTGTTCCAAGGCAAGGTACAACTCACGAGTAATGTTGAGGTCACTCCTAAGATAAAAAAGAAGCTCTTGTAAAGGTATCTCATTGGTGTTGTATCCTTTCTTGTAATACTCTTTGAGAGTGTCTTGCTTCTGGTAATTCAATTGTCTTCGTTCAGCACAGGCTTCCAAACTTATGGGTTCTTTCTGCCCACGTTGCAATAGATATTCAGCTAACATCGTGTCATAGATGTCACCGCCATACTTGAAGCCTGATTCCCACAGCCACATCAAGTCATGCTGTGCATTGTGCATAATCAACAGCGTTGTATTATCTAATAGGATCTGTATGTTCCTGACTCTTGATCCACCTACGTCTTGATCTTCATTGT